ATTCAAGATCCAGTTAAGTTGAATACGATTGTGATGAAATTGATTGAGCTTGCAGAAGAAGGTGAGCCTTGGGCAGTTAAAGAGCTTATGGACAGAGTTGAAGGCAAAGCGCATCAATCTACAAGTCTTGAGGACTCTGAAGGCAATAACTTGTTACAAGCAATCGAAGTTAGGTTCGTAAAGCCAAGTGAGTGAAATCACGCAAGAAATCAGGGAGGCAGTATCTTCAGTTGATTTCCCTATCAAACTCCAAATGCTATTTGAGCCTTGTCGTTATAAGGTTCTTTATGGTGGTCGTGGTGGGGCCAAGTCTTGGGGTGTTGCTCGTGCTTTGCTTGTTATTGGAGTTAAAAAGCCAACTCGTGTCTTATGCGCTCGAGAGTTTCAAAACTCCATAGGACAATCAGTCCATAAGCTTTTATCAGATCAAATCATTGCATTAAAGTTAGAATCATTCTATGAAATTACGCAAAACTCCATTCGAGGGAAGAACGGCACAGAATTTGCGTTCGTTGGGCTTAAAAACAACGTCACAAACATTAAATCCTTTGAAGGTGTGGATATATGCTGGGTCGAGGAGGCACAGAGCGTATCTAAAACATCATGGAACATTCTTATTCCTACGATCCGTAAAGAACAGTCCGAAATATGGATCACGTTTAACCCTGAGCTTGAGAGCGATGAAACGTACCAAAGATTCGTTATTTCTCCGCCAGAAAACTGCAAAGTTGCAAAGATTAATTGGTCAGACAATCCCTGGTTCCCTGATACGCTCAAATTAGAGAAAGATGCGTTATTTAGTAGGGATAGAGAAGCTTATAATACAGTTTGGGAAGGATTATGCCGTCAGACTGTGGATGGAGCTATCTTTGCTAAAGAAATGACAATGGCAGAACTAGATGGAAGAATTGCTAATGTACCCTACGATCCAATTAAACCTGTTCACGCTGTATTTGATTTGGGCTGGGCAGATGCTACTGCTATTTGGTTTGTTCAGTTTATTAGTCAGGAAGTCCGATTAATCCGTTATTACGAGAACAATCAAGAAACAATAGCCCATTATCTTGCTAAAATACAGTCCTATGGATACGTTATCGACACTCTTTGGCTCCCTCACGATGCAGGGAATAAGACATTATCTTCTAATGGTAGAAGCATTGAAGAAATTGTCAGAGCTGCGGGATATAACACTAGAGTCATTGAACGTACGCCAATCGTAGATTCAATCAATGCTGCACGAATGATGTTTAATAAGTGCTGGTTTGATCGCAATAACACCCACGATGGATTGCAATGTTTACGTCATTATCGCTATGACGTAGATCCTGATACTAAGCAGTTCAGCCAAAAGCCATTGCACGACAATTACAGCCACGGAGCAGATGCGTTTAGGTACATAGGTTTAATGGTAAATGAGCCTAGAAAAGCTCCAAAACAAAGGTCAACTTATCAACTACCTAGCTCATGGATGGGATAAAATGTGTAGTAAAAAGGCAACAGTTGTCTTAAAATCGGGCAAAGATTAAGGAATCCTATGGCATACGATAGAGTCGCAGACGAACAATCAGACGGAAGAATTGAAGAAGCCAAGCAGTTTTTAAGGCTTTGTAACGATTCTGATAGCAACAATCGTGCTGAAGCGTTAGATGATGTGAGATTTGCTGCTGGCGATCAATGGCCTGTAGATGTGCAAAATAGCCGAGTATTAGAAGCTAGACCTTGCTTGACGATTAATAAGGTAGATGCTTATATCCGTCAAATCTGTAATCAACAACGTCAGCAACGCCCACGCATAAAAGTGCATGGCATGAACAATGATTCAGATGCCAAGGTAGCAGAGATTATTACTGGTATTACTCGCCATATTGAGAATCAAAGCGATGCAGACCAAGCCTATGATCATGCGTTTGAGTATTGCGTGAAGATGGGTTGGGGTTATTGGCGTGTAACTACAGACTATGTAAGGGATGACAGCTTTGACCAAGAAATCTACATTAAGCGTATTGAAAATCCTTTTAGCGTTTACTTTGACCCTAATAGCGTTGAACCTGATGGCTCTGACTCTGAAAAGTGCCTTGTTACAACAGTTGTCAGTAAAGCCGTGTTTCGCAAGATGTACCCTAATGCTGAGGACACTCAGGGATTTTCCAGTAGAGGAACAGGGGATACGGAGTCGGAATGGGTCACGAAGGAAGATATACGCATAGCTGAGTATTTCTATACTGAGCGTGAGAAAGCAATGATTATTCAGCTTTCAGACGGCACAACAGGATATAGCGATGAAATGCCAAGCAAAGAAACATTGGCAGAAGCTGGTATTACTGTGATTGATAAGCGTGATACCTGGCGCAAAAAGATTAAATGGTGCAAGCTAACGGCTATGCAAATCCTTGAAGAAGGCGAATGGGCTGGTAAGTTTATCCCTATTGTTCCGGTATATGGTCAAGAAGTAAGAGTTGACGATAAGCATAAGAAGTTTGGTCTAGTGCGTATGGCTAAAGACCCACAGCGTATGTATAACTACTGGTCAACAGCATTGACTGAAACTGTAGCATTAGCTCCTAAAGCTAAATGGTTGCTTGCAGAAGGTCAAGACGAAGGTCATGAAAACGAATGGGCAATGGCTAACATTAAAGCTATGCCTGTATTACGTTATAAGCAAACAGACATTGAGGGCAGACCAGCTCCTGCCCCTACTCGTTTACAGCCAGAGCCACCGCCAGCAGGCGTAATGACTGCATTGCAAGGCATGAATCAAGACTTACAAGCAGTTGTAGGCATCTTTGATCCTGCTCAGTTGCCACAAGGTATGCAATCAGGCAAGTCTTTGCAAGGTCAGCAAGCTCAAGCTGATATGACTAACTTTCACTACTATGACAATTTGACTCGCAGTATCCGCCACACAGGCCGTATTATTCTTGATCTAATTCCTAAGATTTATGACAGAGAACGAGTCATGCGTATCATTGGCGATGATGGCAAGCCTGAAATGGTTACTATCAATGAGCAAGGTCAAGACGAGCAAGGCGTGTCTAAAGTATTAAATGACGTAACTGTAGGCGAATATGACGTAGTCATGGAAACAGGCCCTGGTTACAACTCTAAGCGTCAAGAAGCTGTAGATTCAATGATGAGTTTATTGGGCGCTGATCCTAGCTTAATGCAACAAGCAGGCGATTTAATCTTCCGTAACATGGACTTCCCAGGCGCAGAGATCATTGCAGATCGTCTTGCTGCTGTTAATCCAATGGCACAGATTGACGATAAATCACCTATTCCTCCACAAGTTCAAATGCAGCTTGCTAACGCTAAACAGCAAATTCAACAACTTCAGCAACAAATCCAAGCTGAAGAAATGGACAAGAAATATCGTGCTACTGTTCAAGAGCAAGTTCAACAAGCTGAAACTGAGCGTGAGAAGATGCGCTTACAAGTTAAGCGTGAAGATACCCTTTCTCGCACAGATACACAAGCTCACGACACAGTTATTAAGACACAAACTCAGCTTGAAATTGAGCAGATGAAGGCACAATTAGCTTTAGTTCTTGCTCATATAAATAAAACAGAAATGAAATTATCCAACGAAGAAGCCGTAGAAAGGGCTATTTAAAATGAGAGAAACAGTTACCTCAGAAAATCGTGAAGAATATATTGCTAAGAAAATGGGTAGCAAAAAAGCAGAAAAGCCAAAAAAACATCCATCTGAAATGACTATGGTGCAATTAATGAAACATCACGAGAAAGCCTCTGAAACTGCTGCTGCAATTAGAAAACAGTTGATTGAAGCTGGTTTGGGACAAATGACACATACAGACACAATGGCTCACGAACATCCTATAGCTAGAACATATGCAGAACATAGTCCTTGGCATGAATCTTTGCGCCAAGAAATGACTGCTAGAGAAGAAAAGAAATACGGATCAAGAAAAAACTACAAAGTATAGTGTTGTAAAAAGACAACATTAGTGATATAAACGACTTGTATTGCCTACCTGTGGGTTCACAGGGTTAATTCTTGGAGTTATCCATGTCAGAAGCAAATGTAAGAACGGCAGATAATGTCGTAACAAGCGATAATTTAGCGGAATGGACTGCTAATAAACTTGGTTTAGCTAGTGAGGAAGCCCCTGTTGCGGCTGAAGCAGTCGAGGAAACTCCTGATTCAGAGCCAGCAGTTGAGGCACAAGCTGAGAGTGAACCAGAGGCAGAGCAGGAAGCAGAAGTAACA